CGGGGTGGGTCATCTTTCGCTAGACCTGCATATTTCACCCCTTTAGAAAAACTTAATCCATTTAAGGATTTTGAAGGCTATGCCCCAAGCAATTCCTATTCCAACAAAGTAACCAACAGTTGCCGCAGCAGCTGCACAGGTAAATGCTGTTTTTGGATAATTGCATGAGAACTTAGCCCACATTTTGGAAAAGTACTGGGGAAGCTTCACCACACTAGGGACAACTTTCTTCCTTAGAAGATGCTTCACAGTGTGGTAACTATCAAACATGGCCCTGGGAATGGTGCCATATGAATATAACCCAGTGACTTCGTCCTTTTCCAAGGACCACCCATTTAAAAGTATGGTGTACCACATTAAGGGAACAACCAAATGTACCAAGAATATGGTACCAAACATACTTTCTGGAATTTATTGCCAGTGGCAAGTTTAAAATATCGCTTGAGGCGGAGGGGGTGTTTCCTCAAAGATGCGCGGACCCGTGAATTGATAGAATCAAATTTCACCAAGAACCACCTTCTCATCCTCAGCCAGTAACTAACCTCATCATCACTCGATTCAGATGAGGGCGAAATGAGCGGATCTGATGCCAACACATCTTTTTCCTCATCACTGGATGAGAAGACAGAATTGGCACGGTCACGTGGCTTGCTGTTATCAACAAGGGATATCTTGTGCTTGCCCTTATAAGGCAAAGAAGTTGGGTCTATGTCCCCAACTGGCCCTAAATTTGAGGGCAGGTCAGCAAGGGTGCGATAACCCCTGGCTCTAAACTCTGGAGCCAATTCAATGCTGTCATTATGAATACTGGACAGCATTTCATTTAGGTCCTCAGCTGAGAGCGGGCGCCCAGTGGGCAAAAGCGAGTCCCTAACTGCAATGAGAAATGGGTCAAATAACTTCCGTGACTTGGCGCTGAATGCCTTCAGATCGCCAGCAAGACCACCAAAAACAAGTCTATATGGCCTGTAAACGGAATGTTTACAAGCATCAAAAGTGGCTTTTAACCAGAATGCAGTATTCTTCTCATCTGCCAACGGGTCGTCAGCAACCTTTGAAAACCGCTCCCTTGCTAGGGCAGACAGATTTGAATGGGCCACATTGAACAACTTAACACTTTCAGTCCCAGCTTGCCTGGCCTTCTCAGCAAAGGATGTGCCAGGATCACCAGAACTAATGGCATGCTTAGATTTTTCTAACTTTAATTCGTTAGATAATTCAAGAACTTGGTTCTCGTATCTTTTCAATTGGTCAGTGATGCGTTTCTTTTCAGCATTAACATGCTGAAGAGAGTTATTCAAATCTGTGATGTCCGTGGAAAGCTTTCTCTTATCAGAAGAAAGCTTCTCCACAGCGCCTGCATCCCCTTCCTTCTTGGCTACCAAAAGAGCAGTTTCATACTCTGACTTAATGGTTCGTGCCCGAGAGAGTGAGGATTTCAGCTCAATTTGCGTTGCTTCAAGTGCCATGCGAGCCGAAGCTGCATCATTTTTAGCATCAGCAAATTTGGAATTAGCAACATTCAACTGCTCTGTGAGTGATTTCTCAGCATAAGCAAGGCGCTCATTAGCATTTTCAAAATCATGAGCTTTCAATCGCAATGCAGAGAGCTCACGTTGAAGTTCAGCCAACTCAGCGACAGGAACAGTTGTCCCCGTCTCATGTTGCAAGCTTCTCAATTTTTCTTCAAAGATGCGCCATTGGTCTTTAGGGATCACCCAATTGGGTTCTCCTTTAAAAGTGCATGCTGTCAATGGAACATCCTTCAATAAGTTAGAGACTTTGTCCCTAACATCAACGCTAGTAGACACCACCGAAGGTGGGGAGTTAACGACAGAACCCTCAGGATAAGACCCTGGGGTTGGGTGGTGCGAAGCACCGCTTTGTGTTCTATCAGAAGACATACCACGACATGCAAAGCATGTTTCTGGGGCACTCATTCAGGTGGCTCGCCCTACAAATCTATAAAAATCATCAACATCATCCGGGGCCATGCCCCATTCCCCCAAATCAGGATCGGGAAAAGGCAATTTTGACTTGATGTTACCAAGCAGTATAGCGGATGAACGACGAATCTCTTCCGCATGCATTTCAGATTGCTCTGCATTAGCGGTGGAACGCAGCCCAAGGTGTTTAACCACATTCAAAACAGCCTGAATTAACTCAGTTGTAGGTATCTTAGTCGTTTCAAGCAAAATGCCCATACGAGCACTGTCAATTGGATGGCTGACGCTACCATCATTAGTTCCAATCTCAAGCATCTTGGCCCTCTCATTCAACAAGGGCTCAAGATTGGACCTATACAAGTTCAATTGGTAGAGGGAAGTGTTGAGAGTGGCGTCAGCCCTCTCCTTCGGAATATCAGTAAGGCCTAATAACTCCTTTAGTTCATCACCCCGAAGTTGTATGATAGAATCAAGAGGCATACCAGATGCCAGTAAATCAAAGGCTGAGGTTTTTGCTTTGAGTTCAGACACATCAGATACAAACCTGGCTTTTGGGCACTTGAACATGACAGCTGAACCATTATTGGTCCTGCCAGTTCTACCAGCTCGTTGCTTCAAGTCAGAATCAGTGAGCCTATAATAAGCTGGGATGGATTTCTCCATGGTGTTCAACACAGTAAAACCCACATCACTTGATATCACTAGGTCCACATCTGGCAATGTGATGCCGACATCAGCAACGCTTGTGCTAAAAATGACATATCCCCCACTAGCTGCTGGAACAACATTGGTACCTGATGAAAGTACGAAGCTTTTCCGGGGGCACAATTCAGACATTTGGTTGCACATGCCCAATGTAGTGCAAAACACGAGTACCACAGAATTGACCGGACGAGAATGTATCATAGACATCACGTCAGAGATGTAATGCCTGTTAAAATCACTCAATGTAACTACATCATCAGAACTCACATTGGATATGTGAACATTGTAGAGCCTTGCACTAACTAAAGGAATGTCAATGACACTAGAAGGGTCCAATTGCGAAAAATCTGGTGTGGCACTGATAAAAACTCGGTGGACCTGTTGACTAACAAGAATGTCCTTGACCAGATCATAAGCAGGCTCAGTGACATGACATTCATCCAGCAAGATAAGATTTTGGGACGACTCACCAGAATACCATGATGGGTGTAAGAGCAACTCTTGGGCCGTGACATACCACACCTTAGCTTCTTGATCGAGTGTCATTCCACTCGTGGCTCCACTTGCAGCCATCGATAATGAATTGTTGACAAAAGGGACAATTGTTTTCACAATGGTTGAGCGAGGTTCAACCACAATAATCTTGTTGTATTTATGCCCAACAGAGATCATTGTGTGCCTCACAAAGGCTGTGCTCTTACCAGAACCTGTTGGGGCAGACACAACAAGGGTCTTACTGCCATCCAACTTGCGCAGATGTCCAGTGACATCATTGTAGTTTGGGGGCAAGCTACTCCAGAAAAAGTTTTGCACGAAAAACATTACTTGCTCAGACAGCAAATTAACATCGGGAAGACTAACTTTTTGTGCCCATTGCAGGATGTCCGGAACATGAACAAAGGAAAGAGCAGAAATCACCAATAAATCATGAACCTGAAAGGACCATCGGCGAGATTCAACCTGCAGTTTGGCATTCATAACAAATTGAACCTGTGCCACTTTTCTGGCAAAGCCAGCAATAGGGAATAACTCAGGCAATTTTGTAGGCAAACTCTTGAACCACAGAAATGCCCAGTGCCTGATTAACAGAGACGTGTAATTTGTGTCACTGTCGACATGAACTAGGATGCTTGGGTCCAAGAACTCATAAACAGTTTTCCTTAACATGTAGGACAGCTCTGCTGGGCCAGCAGCACCATTGCTCAAGGCAATGAGTTGCACTGGCCAGGAAACGGTCTTAAAGAGTTTGCTCTGGAGCGTTGTCATATAACCCATGTTAAATATAGCAGGATTGACAAAATCCGGAACAATGGCCAGAGCACCTAACAAAGAGTCTAAAGGACTCAAAGCACCATAAGTTAAAATGGTCTTATCAGAAGCATAATTCTCTTGAACTTCATCGATCATGTTTTCAGGAAAATTGGCATCAGGCTTGTACCAATCATGAACAATCTTTTCATAACTTGGCACGTGAATGCCAGATGGATTCTGGGGTCCCTTAACATACTTTGAAAATGTCCGAGTTCTTTTAATAACACCAACAACAGATGAATACACGTCTGGGTGGTGAGCAGTTAAAGACAAATAACTCACCAATCGTTTCAATCGATATTGTGGGGCCATAGTCTTAATCTTGGAAACCATTTTCCCAATAAGACGGTCTCTTTCATGGTACACGGCGTATCGGGGTGTTTTCACCCCGGCACGCCGAAAGTCCTCTAAATCTGCTGCTGTTGGGGACCGGACACGCTTACTCAAAAACGCTATATTCTCTAAGGGGCCAGTTGCTTCAAGGTTGTTGGTGACACCCCATTTCGACATAGCTGATTGTATAGACCTGAAATTCCAAGCAGCAGGCTTGTTGCCGGCAACGCTCAACAAATGATCATCTCCAAAGCAAGAAAGTTCATTATAGTACTTGAACTCTTTGGCAGATAAGCCAGTGATTTGCTTCCAAGCAAGCAAATACAAAACAACAAGCCCCACAGAATTGTCCATGCTAGTGGAAGAATGGCCTGTTGTCAAACCACTACCCTTTGCATAAATATCACCAGTCGATGTGGTATTGAGCAACTGATGCTCAACTTGCCGATAATTTATGTCGATTAGTCTTGCTATACGGTCATGATCCTTATGATTCTCGAAACCTTTCTTCCGAATTGACGAGATGAGTTTCAAAACATTGCCAGACAGAGTTGAGTCAAACTCGGACATGTCACCGGCATAGTGAATCTGGCACCTGGCATGATTTGTATAAACAAAATCCATCCAATAACCATTCAGGGGCATACCAACCTTAATAGGAGTGGTTCTCCACTGAAAATTATGATTTGGAGAGTAATTCCAAACAGTGGACATAATATACTGGCCAAGAGGGGAACCAACAACTGTCCTAAGCTTGTCCGCAAGATACTTTCGAGGAGGAAGAGCTTCATCTTTAACGGACACGTGGGCAACAGGGGCCAACATGGGCGCAAATTCAAAAGTTGAACGCCACAACTTCTTAAAATTTGCATAGCCAATCGTAGAAATGAACTTCCACCTGGAATACTTTTTACGCGGGTTGTTTGGGTCCACCATAAAAGAGCCCAATGCATATTTCTTCTCCCACATCTTGATGATATAATTCATGGGAGTGATTCGAGAATAACGGAAAATGTCACCAACCAAATACCACACATCATTGATGTCAAGATCAGGATAATCATACCGTGGACTCTGGAAGTACCTAGATATAGACTTAAGTTCATTATCAGTGGTTCGGTACTCCTCTGTTCTGCGCCACTCGACAGCCTTGACACGCAAAGGATCCAATGCAGTGTCAACATAAACCTTCCTATTGTGTATGCCTTGCTGCCAGTCAGTGCCAGACACCAGCCAATCAGCATATGCTTGGCTGGAACCAAAACGGGATGGTTGAGTGAGGTTGACATTTATAGGCCAACCAGCATCAGCCATAAGGTCTAGAGTTTCCTGTATGTGTTCAGCATCATAAGTGCCCTTACCACCCATGATATAGTGTGGCAATCCGAGGTCAGAAATAACCACAGCCAATTTAGCAATAGATTCTGTGAACACAGGGATCAGCTTAGAACTTTTAGAGCTGGGCAAAAATCCTGATCTTGAGAACCACTTGCGGCTAACAAAATTATACTCAATAGCATAATTAGTGACGTCAACTGCTAGCGCGGTGGCCGTCCACACACACCATTGGTAAAAGTCTGTGCTTATAAGGGAAAGAACAAACTTGAGCAACCTGAATGAAACCCCAATGCCAAAAATGATGGCCCCAGGTTGCAAGGTGAAAACCACAAAACACAAAACAACATAATACCGAATGAACGTAAATGTTCTTTTGAGTGGTTTCAACCAAAGGAACAACAAGCAATTCAAGCACCATAATGACACAAGCCAACTCACACGTGGACCAGGCATCAGCTCAGTGTGGAGCCAGACAATAAACCGCGACCAGACAATGGATGTTAACTCATAATACGTCGAAAATGACCCGTCGCTGACAAATTGTTTGAGCCATGATGATTGAAACTGGCCCAAAAGTCGGTCATCCTCAACATCAAAGGACACGACAACATAACGGTACGGCGCACCAAACAAAGAATGCAGCCTACTTGAGTTGTCAACCCACAGTGCATGCTTGGGTCCAACCTTTTTGATAAGGTTGAACTCAGAAGCCACAAAAGATCTCGCGCTTAACAAAAGCACTAAAAATAAAAGAAAACTAATGAGGTGCATCAACTTCACTACCCCAAAAACCACCAAAGGAGTGGGAAAAAGGAAGTAGAAAGAAACCACCACAGCTGGCCAAATCGCCAGCACAAAAATCACACCAAGCAGGATGAAACCTGCGACAAAAACCACTGCAGCCTTTAAGGCATACTCCAGTGGAAAAAGGACAAAAGACAGAAGTCCGGCTGATATCATCA